GAACGTATCGTTAAAGCCCTTCTATTCAAAAGACCTGACAGATTGCTTATTTGGGCGACCACGAGGTGGGGCAAATCTCTTGCAATCGCATTGGGAGCGATACTTGCCGCCGCCCTGCTTCCAAATGAGAAAATAAGGATAATAGCCCCGACAGAGCAATTAGCAAAAGTTATCATGGATTACATTCTATTGCACATTTTAGACCATGAGGATTTGACAAACTCACTAACGCTGTCAGCCGCAAGAACAGAGGAAAGGTTGAGACAGCAATTATCGAAAGAACGTATCACATTCAGGAATGGCTCGGAGATAAGCATTTTATCCGCAGGAATAGGCACGGAAGGCCGCTCACTGCTTGGAAGGGGCGGAACTATCATTATTGTCGATGAGGCGGAAAGCATACCCCCAGAACTCATTAAAACAAGGATTATGAGAATGGCAGGGGAAACACCCGATAGCATGGTGGTATGTATAAGCAATCCTGTTTATCGGGGCTTCATGTTTGAAATGAGGAATAACGATAAATGGCATAAGATAAAGATTGATTGGAAAACGGCAGTAAAAGAGGGCAGAATTTCACAGGCATTCATTGATGAGATGAAAGCAAACCTCACACCGCAGGAGTTTAAAGTATGGTATGAGGCAGAATATCCCGAAGACATGGATAACACATTGATAAAATGGGAATGGATAGAGAGAGCAACAAAAGCGAAAGTGCCAGACGGTGAGGTAACGATGCGATTGGTGGGCGTGGACTTGGCGGCGATGGGAAGGGATTTAACCGTCTTGGTAGATATGGAGCAAACAGGCGACTTTTTTAATATCAAAAATATCCTATCATGGGGCAAAACAGAAATGGCCGAGAGTGCAGGAAAGATAATCAATTACATGGAGCAAAATGGAATAACGAAAGCGAATGTAGATGATACCGGGATAGGCGGACTTGCTTCATTGTTAAGGGAGCATAATGATGAGTGGCAAATACAGGGCATAAACTTCGGAGCAGGGGCGATAAGGCCAAATTGCATGAACATGAAGGCGGAAATCTATTATAACCTTCGGAAGTTATTCGAGGACAACAAAATAAGAATACCCAATCATGGCACGTTAAAGCAACAGTTGAATAACTTGCAGATGGAATTTACCAGCAATGGTAAAATCAAAATCAATGACGGACAGAGCAAAAGTCCTGATTTTGCTGATGCCCTGGCTCTTGCTTGCTATGTGAGAAGGCATTCGGAACTTGTTTTAGGCAGAGGATTAAGGATTTTGCATTGAGTAAATATTATAAACAAAAGCAAAATAACCTATTATGTCATTTTGTCCCGACCCCGAAGATACTCCCGAAGTAAAAACATTGATGGATGGATTTTATAAGTGGGCTATGAATATGGGGGTAACGTGGTTTTTCAGAACGCTAAGAAGAAGGATAAGCACCAAGAATAAAAGGGGTTGGAATAGACCATTTGTTGAAGAACTAAGGGATGTGGTAAAGCAGTCATTGAGAAAGAGATACCCAGACAAGATGCCAAGAGGGATACAACTTGTCGATAAAGCAATAGACAGCGTGATGATATTGGCAGATGATGACGATGTATATTTTTACATTTTAAGAGATGCTGTCAGGGATATAATCGACCGAAATTTTGATATTCCACAGGGGAAAGGTTTCTCAGAAGAATTGAAAAAGAAAATTTACGAAGCAAATAAGGACATCATCGTGAAACGTGAGTAAATATTATAAGTGAGTAACCGATTAAATCCTGATAAAATGGATATTCCAAATTTGAAAAGGATTAGAGAAACTTTTAGCCGTTTATCTCCATTCAGAGCAAAAGAAGACATTGATTACCCCTCCGCCCAAATGTGGATGCAGAGATTAATGATGGGAGGCACACACGGCGGCGACTTCTTGAAAGACATCTATGGGGATTACATTCTCACACCCCATGAGGAAATGTGGGAATGCGAAAAGATGAGCAGAGAAAATGCCTTTATCCAGACCGCCGTTGAAATCCTTAAAGATGTTCTCATAGGCAATGAACTCACGGTTGAGGCAGAGGATGACGATGAATACACGAAGGATTTTTATGATGAATGGATACAGAAATCGGGCTACAAATTAGCATTGTCCGAAGCGATAGAGAACTTCATTAAACTTGGGAATGGATATATCGAAATACTGCCAGGACTTAAAACAGGCATTCCGAGAAAGGCCATACCCATACCGAGAGCATGGAAAATCTGGATAATACCCGATGAGCAGGGCAACCTTCATTATTACGAGGAAGTGCCAAAGACATATAGGGGAAAGGAAGCCGAGACGGTAAAGGTGAACTATGAAGGATATGGCAGATACAGAACAATAAGGGCGGTTGAATACAAAAATCCCATTCAGCATTTCAAATGGGGCATTTCTCATATTCCCCATTATGGCAGAAGCCCGTTAGCCAGTGCGATAAGCGATAACAAAATACTTCGGGAGATAGAGAGGGCAATGGCCGTTGTCGCAAGGTATAAGGCAATCCCGCGAAAGTTAATCTCCATAACTGGTATTGATGGAATGGGGGTAAGTGATAAAGAGATAGACAGCATAATAGAATACTGGAATAATTTAAGCGACCTCGAAAATCCTGTTATAGGGAATAAGAAAGTAGACCTTCTGGATTTATCCTATGCAGGGCAGGAATTGAACTATGATCCCATGATTTCATATCTGAAAAAGAAAATAACAAGTGTATTAGCACCCCAGTTTTATGTGCATGGAGATACGACCACCTACGCCGTCGCCCTCGAACAGAAAAACCTCTTTTACCTAACAGTGATGGCACGAAGGCAAATGATAGAGCAACCCATAAACGATTTATTTGAGGAAATACGGATAAAGCATAATTCTCTCCCTGTTGAATTGAGGGGTAAGGACTGGCAACCATTAAAGAAAGCATGGGTGAAATTCGGGGAATTTGATTTTGAAACGAAAGAGGAAGAAAGGGCTATGGCTCTTAATCTCTGGAACTCTGGACTTATAACGCTGGATGAAGCAAGACAGAAATTCGAACTCCCACCGATAGGAGATGAGCAGGGAGGCAATGCCTTCAAATGGGATATAACAAATCTGCAACCTGTCCAGCAACCCATGAGCATTAGTCCGAGAGCGATAAAAGATGATAGAGAAAAGGGAAAAGGTTAGGGAAGCCCTGAACCAGAGATGGTGGGATACTCAATTGAGGATTTACCACCGAAAGATAAACAGGGTTAAGCATTACGGCACGAAAGCACTAATGGAGAGATACGCCCAACTTATTCAAGAACTTTTTAAGCCCTTCCATGAGCGTTTAAGTGAACTTTTGGGCATTGCAGAGGAAACATTCAATGCAGACGTAAAAGAGGTAGATATAATCTCATACATTCTCGGAAATCTCGGAAAGGTTACATTCTCATCTGTCGTTTTGAAAGAAGTTTATGGCATTATCGAGCAGACCTTTAACAGGGGCGCAAGGAGAGTATTCACACGAACAGGACAGAAAATACAGGTTGGAGAGGTAAAGAATAAAGCCCCACTCGAAGCATTGATGCGCCAGCAAATAAACTATCTAAAAGATATGGAGGAAGATATAAGGGAAAGGGTGAAAGACATTCTGGTGGTTGATTTAAAGGAGGGTAAATCACTCACTAAAATAAAGAAAGACATCACGGAAACAACCCAAAAGATAACACGGCACAGGGCAGAAACGATAGCCCGAAGCGAAATCATCAAGGCAAGCACGGAGGGAACGAAGCAGAGCATGAAGGAGGCAGGAATAGAAAAATACCTGTGGCTGACGGCGAGAGATAACAGGGTATGTGAGATATGCAGGGATAAGGAAAGGGGCAACCCATACAAATTCGATAGCCCAGATGCCCCGATGCCTGTAAGGGATAGCCATCCGAATTGCAGATGCACTATAATAGCGGATATATGATAAAATGACGTTATGGCATGATATAAGGGATGTGTTGAGAGGGCAGAAATACTTCCTATCAGCAGATGAAATTATCAAAAAACTTGAAAAGGCAGGGAGGCAATCCAGAAGCGAAATAGTCAGGCAGAAATTAAAGAAGTTATCAACAAACGGCGATGTGGTGAAACTTGAATGCTTAACGAGGCATGGGCGATTATTTGTCTATATGTGGCATGAGGACTTCAAGAGAGATTATATAAATAATCCCTTATTCAAACAGTAAATTTGACACGAAACCCCCTACTTTTTGTTTAAAATTTGCATTTAGAGAACTCCATGCTTCGGGCATTCATAATGATGGTATTCACTATCCCACACAAGCGGAAAGCCACAATAAGGGCATTTTGCTACTGCATCACACACGACAGCATTTAGCATGATAATAAATGTCATAGGTAGTATATACGCTTTTGCATGGTTTTTGCACAACCGTTTAAATCCAAGT